GGTCTGGCAACTGGTGGTAATGCAAAAGCAGCCTACGAAACTGGCATCAAACAATCGATTGAATTTTATTACAATGTGAATTCAACAGGTGTTTTCAGAACTCCTCTGACTCCACCAACTGATGCAGAGATAAGCGGTTATTTGAGTGGAACTGCGATTGCGTGGGATACCAATACGGACAAAATTGGTTTAATTGGTTATCAGAAATGGGTAAATACAGGTTTAGGACAAATGCCTCAAACATGGGCAGAACTTCGGCGTTTGGATAAACCTGCATTAAGTTTCTTTGTTGATAACAGCAGTCAGCAACCTAATCCACCGTTACGTTGGTTATACCCAAATAGTGAAAAAAAGCTGAATGCAACAAATTATGCAGCGGTTTCAGCTAAGGATAATCTGACTACCAGAATTTTCTGGGATAAAAATTAAAGTACAGGTTAAAAGAGGATAGATTAATGCTAAAACCGTTCCGGAATATCTTCGGGACGGTTTTTTTTGTTTGTTCACAAGAACATTTGATTGATGTTATAAACTAAATACGAACCATGAGAAAACTAATTATTATTGCTTCCCTGGTTGTTTCTGCAATTCAGGGTATTGCCGCACCTAAAGATTTACCAAAGTTAGTTGAAATATCCTATCAGGTTGTAGTGAATGGAAAGGTCGATACTGATGCAGCGAAAATCAAATTGTTGTGTTCTTCTGAAGCGTCAAAATCGTGGATTGATAATGGAACAAAGAAGTTATTGCCAATAGCTGCAAAAGAGTCTAACTATATTGATTTTGCTCGGGAAAAAACCTATCAGGTAGCCCGGTTTTCAGATGGTACTTTTATAAATACTCCTTTGGCATTTTCAGAATATCCGGTTTTGACAGAGACCAACGAAACCTCTGTTATTCTTGGGTACAACTGCAAGCACCTCAAAACTTCGCTTCGATCAAACTCTATAGACATCTGGTACACTACTGAACTTGGAGTAAAAGGAACTCCTTCGATGGCATATGGAATTCCGGATGGACTGGTGTTGAAAGTGGTCAGGAATGGAAATTATGAGATTGTTGCTACCGAAATAAATCCGTTAAAACAGAAAGATTCGATGCCTATCATTCCAGCCGAAATGGGTGAGAGCCTGGATTTGCCGCTCTACAAATACCGCATCACAGAAAATCTGATCACAACTGTTAATGTTTTCACAAACGAGCAAATCAGCTTCGGAAATGAACTGAAAAATCCAACGGATACAGCTTCTGAAAAGACTTTCGAGTATTCAGAAGGAACAGTTATTTTGAAAAAGGTAAAATTACCGATTGTCCCCGACGACACACAGTTATTTGTTGAATTATACCAGCATTCGAATGGAGATGCATACGACCGCACTGGATCAGTTTTTATGATTCCACAAGACAAAGAACGATCATTTTTAGATGGGCTGAAAAATGGGTTGAACAGCTTACCTTCATTTCAGGCAAAAAACGGGAAATCGTATCAAGGAGTTGTGGCTACCGAAAACTTTTCGCCACTTGTAGAGGTTATGCGTTTTTTTACCCCATTTGGAATTGGCCAGTTCAATAATAAAGTTCAGGTTTACGGCCAACATTGGGAAGATTCTACCTTTTACAAACAGGAGGTTACCGAATTACTTCCATTATTGCAGGGCGAACGCTGGATTGGTGTTTTTATCGGCAATTACGACAAAGGTGGCCATCGCATAAGCCTGAAACTGAAATATTATCCGGGTAGTATCGAGGTTTCAGAGAAACCCACTAAAAAGTATTGGACAATGCCGCTTTTCAATACGGTAAATGTGATGGAGATGACGGGCCAGGAATATGGAACCATGTTCGAAAACGATTCGCTCAGGGTAAATGTTACTATTCCTGAAGGAGTTAAAAACATTCGGATGCGCTATATCTCAACCGGTCATGGCGGATGGGACGGAGGTGATGAATACAACCAAAAAATGAATAATATTTTACTGGATGGAAAAGTTCTGTTCCAGTTCACTCCATGGAGGTGCGATTGCGCTACCTATCGGAGGTTTAACCCTGCTTCAGGTAATTTCTGGAATGGAATTACTTCCAGCGATGGCAGTCGTTCAGGCTGGTGCCCAGGGACAGCAACCAATCCTGTGTTTTTTCCGATTCCGGACTTTTTGTCCGGCAAACATCAAATTTCGGTTGCCATCCCAATTGGAAAAAATGAAGGTGGAAGTTTTAGCGCGTGGAATATTTCAGGAATTTTAATCGGAGAGTTTGAATAACAAAGTATTCAGTGGTCAGTCTCAGTTGGCAACCATGCTAATTTACAGCAATTCCCTACTCTCTGCACCATGCTCCTTGCCCAATGCTCTTTGCTCCTTGCTCTCAGCAATAAATAAAATCAGCATATATCCTGAAATGGCTTAAAAAGTTGTATTTTTGTAGCCCTTAATACTGGGGCTGACTGGTTTTGACAGCGGGTAGAAGAGGTATGTAAGCATGCCGGGCCTTGATCGCACAGCCCGTAAAACTCGGCGTTCACATTTCAATTGGCGAAAATAACTACGCTCTTGCTGCGTAACCGAACTAAGTAGGTTATACTTTATTCCGGTATTAGATACTGGAACGAGACATCGCCCGGGTGCTACTTCCCTGAAGCGGCCCGATCAGGCGGTGCAAATAAATCGGGGATAGCAGAAGTGGTGCTCCGGAACCTCTGCAAAAATTAAGGAGCTAAGATAAAAGTCGGTGGCCCTGATCCAGCTTTTATTCGAAAATCAAGTCTGGGGATAAACATGTAGAAAGCATATTGCTTCCTCGTTTGGACGCGGGTTCGATTCCCGCCAGCTCCACAAGATTTTATAATACATTGATTTTCAATTAGTTATTATTGAAAATATGTATGTAGGATTTTGAAAATTGTATGTCGTTGTGTATGTGTTTGTTTTTGGGGCGTGGGGACGCACTTTTTTCAGACATTATGAAACGACAGAAATTGTTCAGGTCGCCACGCCTGTTTGATCAGGGTGGCGACCTTCAAAAGCCCTGGTGGGTTGAATTAGGATATCGGGATCCGCGCGATGGGAAGATGGTGCGAAAACGGTATCAGGAAGGTTTTGCCCAGCTCCGAACCAAAAAGGAGCGATACAAGTATGCCGAAGAATTAATAAGTAACCTCACGGCGAAGTTGCTTAAGGGTTGGAATCCGACAGATGATTCATCTGTTCAGGTGGTGTATGTTGATGATTTGGAATATCATCAGGCAGCACAGGTTTACGGGCGCAAACGGAAGGCAAACAAAAACGTCAGGTTCTATGCCTCAGAGTATGTCACCCTTCAGAAAAACATTAAAGCAAAAAAGACTTACGAAAGTTATAGGGGAAAGCTCCGCGAATTTATTTCCTGGCTTGAGCGTGAAAAATTGGTCGATAACGATCTGACAACATACAATCATGATCTGATTTTACGCTTTTTCGACTACCTGATTATTGATCGCAAATTGGCAGGCCCCACCGTCGAGAAATACAAATTAACACTCGACGGGTTCTGGGCATACCTTATTGATCGAAAAGTAATCAATGAAAGTCCGGTTGGAAAAATTGAATTGCCTGAAGCCGGAGAAGATTTCTCGGCCATTCCTTTTCTCGATGAAGATCTTCAGCAAATACTTCCAGTTATAAGGACCGAAGATCCACAACTGTTTTTAGGTGCGATGCTGCAGTACTTTTGTTTTGTTCGTCCGGGTGACGAATTACTCAAGCTAAAACTTAACCAGGTTAATTTGTCTGCAAGAACTATCCATATTCCCAAAAGCACAGCAAAAAAACGAAAGGAACGGACCGTTGACATTCCGGAGCAGATGTATAAAATACTGGTCGATCAAGGGATACAATGTTTTGGAAAAGACATGTACCTGATCAGTAAATTCGGGCGACCAGGTAAACAGCCAATTGGATATAATACCTTGAGAAACCGCTTTAACAAGTATCGCGAACAGTTAGGATTAACCGATCTTTATAAGTGGTATTCCTTCAAACATACAGGTGCCGGAAAATTGCTTGAGTCCGGAGCAACTATTATTGAGATCATGAATCAATTGGGTCACACTGATATCGCTTCAACGTATCGATATATCCGGAGACATTTTGGAGACCGGTCTGAGCATGTCCGGACTAAGTTTCCTGATCCACCAGGATTCGTTCCTTTAGAAATACCAACTGAAGAATTTGAATTCTGTATTTAAAATAAATAACCCCGATCCTACACGGTGGACCGGGGTTAAAACTAAACCAGTAAAACCTAACTTATGAAAATAAAACCTTATTTGATCAACCCATTTAATGTTTTTTGTTTGGCAACAGATCCTGAGCTAGACCCAAAATAGTAGCTGTATATCTGCGTAAGAACCGCACTGAGTACTCCTAATATATACAGGATAATATCTCGCTTTGAATCGGGAATTATCCCTGGCTGAAAAATTAGTACATAAAAAAGTAGAAGCGTTAGACCGACAGTTCCAAGCGCCAGGTATGGCGTAATATTTTTGCTGAGTTTTGTGGCAGTTTCGCTGGCTTGTACCTGTACCTCGCGCTGTCTGGCGTTGGCGACATCACCCAAAATTGCCACCTGCTCTTCGAGGCTCATCTTTTGCTTTTCAAGCTCGTACTGCATTTCGGCCTTGGCCAGTTCGTTGGCCAGTTGCAGTTTTTCTTCTTTGCTGGTAATTACATTGTCGAGTACCGCACCTACCGAATCAACCAATTTGGTTGCTCCAGATGAGAATAGTTTTTCTAAAAAGCTCATGATCTGTTGTTTAAGAGTTTTCGCCCAATGCCCGACAAATCCATCCATAAAAATACTTCCGGCTGGCTGGCCTTTTCTTGACGATGTTTATATATCGGGCAATTTTGGCAACGGTGAATGCTGCAAGAAAATGCTCCGGAATGAAAACATTCAATTTGGCAACTGTATTTTTACCAATTACGCCATCGACATCGGCACTTACGACCATTTGGGCCAGTGCTGCAGATGTGCCAACTCCTGCATTCACTCCGAAATCGAAGATTGATTCTGCCATCTTTTGTGATGCAATCTGATCACCGTTGATTTTATCCCAGAAGTTTACGCGGAAGAACTCTTCAACATCGTGCTGAAGTTCAACATCTTTGTCGAGATTGCCGGGGAAACCGGGCTGACGCTTTAATAAGTCTATTTTAGTCCAGCCTTCCCATTTGCTGAAAATCTTTCGTGCAACTCCTTTATAAGTTTCGCCACCCGGATCATCGGGGTCATTGACGTAACCGCCCTCGTTTGCGATTACCAACTGAAATGCTCTTGTAAAATCTGCCATAATTTTAATCCTCCATTTCTTCAAGTTGTCGTTTTGCAATCTGGCTTTCGAGGAACTGCTTTCGAGCCTTGAAAGCCCAAAAAATTACTACGAAAGTTGAAATTACAATTGTAAAGCCCTGATTGATGGTGAGCTGTTTTAGCCATTCGGCGATATTTAAAAATAAAGCTGAAGGTGTTAGAACGTAAGATCCAAGGAAATTAAAGGTGTGTCTCATCGTTTTTATTTCAAAAATGATCAGTAATTCTATTTAACCAAAGGACAATTAGTATCTCAAAGTTTTGCCGTTATAGTGTAATCTTTTACCATTATACATCAAGTCCTTTCGGCTTGATGTGCTTGCATAGGCAGCGTGTTTAAGCAGAATAATTGCAGTGCGTGCGTAAAGTGTAACCGATGTATGATCTGAATTTGTTGCTATATCGCGGTAATTCTGACCAAGCGGTATAGTTACTGGACTTGAACTTGAATTATACTCAAACCTCAAATCTGATTCAGCCGAAACAGCGAACGGAGATTTTTTAGTATCGACATCTTTGCCCGAATAACCTTGCCATTGCGCTAGTGTTTTGGTCAACTCCCCTTCTGTAAGTACATTTGTGCTGATAGTTGTATTGTCATCTATAGGCCGGGCATAGATATTATTGTTTAAATCATGTGAGGCTATTTCGGTGGCGGATCCTGTACATCTTGTAGTATAACTAAACGCTACTTGAGTAGCTATTTTTGCAACCACAATATTCCCGGTAACAGTATTACGTTGCATCAAGGTATCGGTTGTCCAGTTTGCAAATCCAATCCCAGTAGTACAGTTGTAAATTGTGTTATTGATTACAGTATTATCCTTTGACCCATTGTTCTTGATTCCTTGAATAAAACAGTTAGCAATGGTATTATATCTGGCAATCATATTACCAGACCCCTGATCAAAATAAATACCCGAACCTCCTGACCCAATAATGGTATTATTTTCAATTATAAACGACTGACGCTGAGTTGTTGTAGAAGTATAGACGCTTGCCAAATCCCACCTTAAAACACAAGTGTTTTTTATGTAATTGCCTTTAACTAAGGTATTCAAAACGACCTGATTAAACGCGATACCACTATATGCCGTTGAATCAATCGCATTAGATTGTATTGTAGGATTGTCTCCATAAAGAAGGATTGCCCCTCTGTATATACCGATACTTCCCTGAGCCTCCGGAAGCCCAATTTTAGAGATATTGTTGTTAGTCAGAGTGGCATTTATTCCAGTCGTATAGATGCCAATGCTATTAACATTACTAATCATACAGCTATCAACCTTCTGACCAACTCCATTTAGCAACATCGCACTTAATCCCGTATATGATATTGTACACGCCAGAATATTGGCATCGTCATTTTGCCAGTTCAATTTAACGGCATCTTTTATGCATCCATAAAAAGAAATGTCTCTAATTGTCAAATTGTCTCTGCCTGTAGCGTTAAGTAGCAGATTGTCAAGCGTAGCTATTTTGATAGTTTTGGTGTTGGGATTTACTGCTCCAAAATACATGTAGAACTTTCCTGTTCCTGAAAAGTCGTGATACCATTCACCAAAAGCATCCAATGTTTGCAAACTATTCTGAAAGAAATATTTTCCTTCAGAATGTGCTAAAATTGGAGTGTTATTTGATGCTGCTAAATCTGTATAAGTGATTGTAGTAGTTGTGTGATTAGTTACCAAACATCTGTCAATTTCCCAACCATTTTTGTAAATACAAGTTTCTGCACCAGTCCAATTAGGGGTTCCTGTTAATTGATTATCTGTGATAGACACGTTAGTACTGAAAGATTCGTAAGTTAACCATGAACCTTTATTTGGCGTTCTACCCATCGCATACTGCTTTCCATCGATCAAAACCATGTTGGTTTGAGATTCTGCCGTTATTACTTTCGAGTAAATACCGCCTCCCTCATTTGTCCAGCCCGAAGTAATGGTAGTTAATCCGGTAATAATTGGTTGACTTCCTGCGCCATAAGCTCCGTAAGTAATCGGGATTATTGTAGCTGAATATTTTGGGATGATTGTACCATACCAGGTGTCCCCTCTTTTGAGCAGAATCTTATCGCCAGATGCAAAGTTTACCGTATTAACTTTAGCTATAGTTTTCCAAGGAAGCGCTGTGGTCAGACCTGAATTGGCATCATTCCCCGTACTACTGACATAGTAGTTTGTTGCCTCTAATGCTGAAATGCTACAAATCAGCAATACGAATAGTATTAACCTTTTCATAATTAATTAAGCCAAATCCCAACTAATGTGCTCAGAACCCCTGTGAAATCAGTCCCGTTATAATTATAAGAACTAGCCGGAGATGTTATCGCTGTTTTTGATCGACCCGTTCTAAGGTTATCTGGGAAATTAATTGAACCGTTAGAAGTTCCAAATGTTGCCAATACTGGAGCTATAGTTGATGTATTAGCATTCCAGTTAGATAGCGTTACAAGTAATTGACCTTCTGTTACAGTAATTGAACTGTTTAGATTTACTGTAGTAATAACATTGGCCGGAGCCGTCCACAGCGCGGGTGTATCAACCGTTCTTGCTAGTTCCACCATCGCAAGGGTGGTTTTATTAAGACTATATACTACAATTCCATTATACTCACCGCCAGTTGTTGTATAGGCTCCTGCCGTTGTTGTAACAAAATTAGCCTTAGTTATTACTGTATCTCTATTAACTCTATAAAGGTTGCAATAAGCTGTGCCATCGGTCATAGTAAGAGTTCCACCTAATAAACTATTTGCCCCGACAGGTAAAGCAAAAGAAGTAATTCCGAGTACCTTTAGTTGATTGGTAAAATACGATCTATATATAAGGGATTCAACCTGATCCTTTGTATAGAAATAATTTATTGCCGTCAACGTGTCTTTTTTTGCCGAATATCTCGCATCACTCTCAGATTTTGAAAAGTAACTAACTCCGGATCCGGCCATCAATGCGATTGCAAAAACGACCGCCATTATTTTCATAAATGTTTTCATATTTTTAAATTTTTGTTCCATTAATTCTTACGGTGTCTGCTGCGGCTGGCGCATTGCCCGCCTTAAATGTTACTCCCGACACCTGACCGTTTGTCAACACTTCATCATATTCTATTCCGTTATGAAAAATTACCTGATTGATGGTTATCCACGTTGAATTGGCCACCAATTTTTGATCGGTGGTGAATGCATAGTTTCCCACGCCAGAAGCATCGCCGTCTTGAGTTCCAGTAAGTGGCAACCCAATTCCAAGACCAGAAATTCCTATTCTACGAAAAAAAAAACCTTTACAAGCGGTATAGAATGTTGCGAAATCGGCATATGGTTGTTTGTCTGCATCCATAAACTCTGAAGGGCTGCGATTTAATCCGCCTACCTCATTATCGCGATTCATCCGGTCTCGAATGGTGAACGTCTCCTTCCCTTCAATATGATCGAGGCGATGTCCTCCGGAAGGACATAAACTTGTAAGGCTTCTTCCAAATACCCATGCGCCGTCTGAATTTAGAAATAAGTAATCCATGACTTTAATTTTTAGTAATTAATGATTTTCTGAATCAAATATGGGGAGAGGAGGCGGGCGGAGAAAGGACAAAAAAGAAAGAAGTTCGGAGTACCTAAAGTGCCTAGAGTTCGGAGTTAAACTCTAGGCACATAGCATTTCTTTTAATACAAAAACAATTTTGTGAAGAAATACGGAACGTTCAGATAACTCCAAACTGCTTCAGGAATTTGCACATCGGCATTGTACCTGGCTATGTAGTGATAACCTGCTCCATTGCGCACGCTGATATGTGCAAACTTAACGCCATCGAAACAACAACCTCCAGCCTTGTGAATCGACCAAGGAGTAATATTGGTTATTCCACTTACTGCAGGATTAACGTCCCAGATGCATTCCTTATCGTCGTCGCATATTACAAGAATTTGGTCGGCAAGTGTGTGCAGTAAGGCGCGTTGCTTTTGGCGTTTCGTGCCGGTTAATCCATAGCGGTAATATTGAGCGGTATTTGTTTTTTCGGCATAAAGGCTATCGTCGTTCACTTCGGCAACATACAACCGGGTTGCTGTTTGAGCAATCTCGATAAACTCTGCAGAGATATCGGCAACCTGGTTCCACATGGTTGCAAGGTTAGCAGTGCGGAATACTTCGCCATCGCGGGTAATGGCGAAGTAATAACCATCGGCAAAAATGAAGCTTCGAAGGTGTCCGGTACCGTGATCGAACGAAGCGGTTTGTACGGCCTCGTTGCTCACATAGTCGGCCCATGCTGCATGATAAGGTTGCGCCCATGCAGCGCATCCGTTTCCGTAGCCAATTAAAATGGTTTTTGTTGTGCCGTTATCGACCAAACTCACCCCGGTTACATTCATGTATCCGAAAATTGAGATTGATTTATACCGCAGATTATCCATATCCGACAAATCGCATACATGCAGCATGCCACCCGTACCACCCACGAAAAGCAATTTATCTGCGGCAGACCAGGCAATGCAAGTATAATTTGCATAATCAGCTGCAGACAATTGACCGAATACCGGCATTGGTCGGGTTAATCCGGCTGCATCGATCAAAATAGGAGCCCCGGTTTCGGTTGTACCGATATAAACCGGAGTAAATACCGTAACGGAATGTCCGCCTCCACCTTCGACCGTTTCGGGTGAGGTAACAAATACATTGTCTTCGTTTTTGAAAACGGTTAGTGTTGCTTCAACAAATTCGGAATTGTTTGCCTGAACCTGCATTTCACGGATAAAAAACGATCCGTCGCGATCGAGGTAAGGTTTGTATATTTCGTTCAGTACTTTATAAAAAATGTTTCCCGGAAGCCGAAAGTTTGCTTCCAATGGGAGCGCGTTGGCATAAAATGGCGCGGTGCGGCGGTATCGGCTGGCCACCAAACTTTTCCAGTCGATCGAAAGTCCACCGGTAGCGGTTGATCCTCCGGTATTGTTGCCGTTGTAAAACAGCACACGGGGCGTAAAATTTTCGCTGAACTGCGAAAACAGTTTGTTATTTCCCTTCTGAAAAGCGATCGGGAAACCATTCTTGTGCATCCGGAGTGTCGAAAATTTGGTTTCGATATCTTCCGATTCGTCGCCGGTTGGGTTGTATTTATAATCCTGAATATCGATGCTAAACGGCGCCCACATTAATACATCAGCCGAATTGCCATCGGGTTTTTCTACGGTTTCGTGCCGATACTCGTAATAGGCTTTTTCGGTAGTTACCAGGCGAATTTTCCCGATAACGGGCGAAGTAATTGCCAGCAAATCGGCGTAAACAGCCACGGGTGGATCAACGTCTTCTTCGCGCGAGCTGATGTCGTTATAGTTTTCGTTGAATTCCTGATCGTCGGAATCGTGATCGAACTTAAAGACCAGGCATTTATTTTGGCGGGTACCGGGCAGCCAGCGACTAATGCGATACTTCGAAAGGTCGAATGGCTCCATGTCGAAAAGGCTCTCACGGTCGATGTTATCTACATCGTCGATTCCGGAGAAATGGAAAAAGGTATTTGTGAGGTTCTGAGCCGACAACAACAATTCGTTGAGTTCGATTTTTGGCAACAGTTTTTTAAGCTTGAAAGTATCGGTCGTCCAGCTCATTTCTGAAACCCTGCGAACTTCGATTGGGTTACCTTCCATCATCTCGGTTAATTTGTCGTGGTACGGAAACCCAATTATTGAGGTAACAACCGTATATATTTCGGCGGTACAAATCGAAGTGTTGTTGTATAGGCACAGGGTTTTAATTACGGAGTCGGCAGCCATAAAATTATTGCGCACGAAAAACTTATTGTCGCGAAGCAATAATTCAATGAGTTTGGTTAAAAATGGGAATGGACTGACTACAATTGCCTCCGTAATTCCGCCCGACGTTTTAACCCCTTCGGCAGTGGTGTAATTTACTTCGTTCGAAACGGTATTGGTAAACTTCCGGACTAAAATACCGCGCTGATCGGTATTGCCACTGGCATCGGTATAAGGCTCGGTGTCGCCTTTATCGACCCAAAACCCGGCATTGTTCAAGCGAATGGTGCAATACAAATCGGTATCGGGATCGTAATTGAGTTTATTCTCGAATGTTAGTTCGCCCAAAAGGTTGTGGTCGCTGATTAATTTTTCGCGTTGTGAATCGCTAAGCGACCGCAGTTCACTCTGAATATAACCGGAATAGCCTTCGTCGGTAGCCGATGTAATTACCAGCGTTCCGTAAATATAAAGGTAACCCCTCCAGCGCAATTCGGCTCGCGGAAATTTACGATCATTCGACCGGGCAATTTTTGAGAAGCGACCGGGAAAGCCAAGATAATTGCGGTTCACATCGTTATCGGGTATAGTTATATCTAGGCATAGCGGGCCTGGGATCTCGTTGAAGCACCAGCATGGATTTTTATAAACAAGTGGCACCCCGAAATCGGGATCGAGTATTAACTGGTTTGAATCGATAGTGAGTGTGAACATGGTTATTAAGTTTCAAGTTTCAAGTTCAAAGTTTCAAGTGAGAAAGGCAGATTAGGATCTGTGCCTGTCCAATCCTTCTTTTCTTCGTTCCAGTATAAAATTGGTATTTCGGGCAACTCGGCACCCTGAATAACCGAAGGCGTGTCGATGGGATCGGAACCGCCCCAACCATCCTTCCATTTATTCTCCGGACAGCGGCTATCGGGGCTGTGTGTTTTGCCCAGCTTCGGACATACACATTTGGTGCAAACTCCAAGCACTAAAACATCGCATTCAGCACAAACCAAGGCGCGTTCTTTGGCCATTGCCTCAATTTCAGGTGTCTGGAAGATTACATTTTTCCAACCTTCGTATATTTCGCTTAGCTTGCTCATGGGATGATTTGTACTCCGTTTTCCATTTCAAAAACGATAACAGGTGAAGCCATAAGTGTTCCATCATCATTTAACCAAGTTGATAACCTGAAATTATTTGCAGGGTCGGCATTGTTTGTAATGTAACCGTTGACATAGCCTATGTAGGTGCCTATCCAGTTCGATCTTTCAATCCAATCAGAAGGAACACAATCAAATAAGGAGGCATTATATCCCCCAAAGGCAACTGAATTTTGTGTTTTTTGTGTCTCATCATAAACTGTTGCTGAAGATTGATAATATAAAAACAGAGGATTGGTGTAGGCGATAGATGTTTGAACATCAAAGTCCGCGAGTGCCAGCGTAGATGCAACCAAAGTAACAATGGAATTTGCCTGACTGTATTTTGTATTGCAGGGAGTCTCCGTGATCCCATTTGTTGTATTAGCTACGGTAAAAACCATAATATAATTAGCATCATCAAACGTAAACGTAGAATTATGGTGGCCATACAATTGTTTTGAAGTTTTTGTGTCCCCGCATGACGTTGCCAAATCTAAATGGATGCTAATTGCCTTATAATGCAAATGGCTTGTATTGTCAGACGAATAGTTTGTCCAATTTGCATTATTCACAGCAGCCGTATACGAATCTTTATACCGATTGTAATCGGTAGCATTTTGAAATGTAAAAGTGATAACATTGCCAACTTTTTGAATCCGGCAACTTGCTATTTGATTATTACAAACGTTTGATGATAAAATGGAATACACTGGCCAGTTTTCTAACTTTCTAAAATAAAGATATAGTCTTTCTGTAGCACTGCCTTCCCATCCAACCCCGCCACCAAATTGTGTAACATTTGTATAACTCCAATCGCTTGCCGGATAATTGTAAAAAGCATTATTTTTCCAAGATAATTTCCACCAGCAACTTGCCGGAACCCACTCCATTAATACCGTTGCAGGATCAATTGTGCGGCATCCAGACGGACCTGCGTAACAGTTAAAAGATGGCAAACATTTACACTTGAACTGCCAGTTTGTATTTGTGTTTGACGGTTCTAAAACGCGAGGAATAATATGAATAATTAAATAATCTCCTGATTGGTGATTGTATCCGGTTAAATTCAAAACCCTTTTTATGCTATTATAAGGGGATCCCATGACTTTTGGGTTTGACGTGTAATTTGTTGTCGCATTATACCCAACCACCCAATCGCAAATAACCACAGGATTTTCTTCGTCCGAAATATGAATGTAAGAGATTATGATACGATCTGCAACATTATACGCAACAAATTCAAATGCAAAATAAAGTGAAGATCCGTCCGAGTTTAAGTTAAAGCGCAAAGTTCGTTCAGCATTATTGGCGGGCTGTAACGTATTATTATAAGTAACATAGGTTGGATACCAATAGTCGCCGCTCGTACCATTGCTACAATTCATTGTAACAACAGTAACACTTCCCAAACAAGCCTTTAAATCGGGCGAGTATTGCCCCTGCCTAAAATACGGCGAATAACGTATGCCATCAATCACAATATACCGGATTACAGCGTACAAAGTACCTCCAACGACCGGCTCAGAAACAAGCGGGTGAAACGCTTGTATGTCAGGATCAGAACCTACGCCTGTGACTAACTGAATAGCTCCGGTAATACTTCCAAGCCTCCACTCAATCACGTAGTCGGTAATAGTAACGCCCGTGCCAATTACCGCGCCAACGGTCAGCAAACCAATCAGGTTATTACTTGCCGATTGAAAGCGCAGGGTACTGGTGGCGCATTGTGTGTAGGTTCTCATATTCATGTGACCTATCTTTCCAAGGGAGCGGGTGAATCCTACCATTATACTTTTACTGTGAAATTGATGTAGTGATCATTTAACACACCATCGGCGGCAACCGCAAGGTTAGCTGCTGCATAGGTTTTTAATTCCATTACATCAGCCGAAATTCGCTGAAGAGTTAAGAAGTTTCCCCAGATATCCATCATACAATCATGAACAGGAGATGTTTTATCGGCTGGAAACGCCCCGGCCAAGGTAAAGTGGTAAGTTCCGGCAGCATATCGGCTTGGCACTACTGCACCAATTTCGTTCAACTGAATTTTAACGGTTGGTGCTGACGTTCCTGTTTGTGAAGCGTGAATGGTATATTGTTTTTGTGTAATAGCAGTACTGCTACCACCCGTGCGGTCAATCGCTATAATCAGGTTACCGTCTTTGTCGCCGGTTCCTATATATACGCGGATGTCGTTTTCGCCCCAAACTTCAGGATCGGACTGAATGAACAGTTCACCGGCTGTTATAACGCTCAGGTAATAGTCGGTTCCCTGAGCATATTCGCCCGGGAGTTTACCGGCACGCCGCACCCAAAAGGTATCGGCATTAACAACCTTGCACACTAAACCTATGCAGCGGGCATTGGCAAGGGCATCGGCTTTAGCCAAAACCCATACTCCGGAAGCATTGATCCGAACAGCCTGGCCAATTGTAAACCCGTGCGCAGTTTGGATGATGTTTTCGGTTACGTTATCGTCGCCGCGCCACAGCACCCTGATGATCTCGGATAGCTGCATGTAGGTGACCGGGTTGGTTTTGCTTACGCTCCGGATGGTCTTCAATAGTCGCTGTAAGGCTTCCATGCTTTATTTTTTTTGAACCACATAGAAAACATAGTATATTTTTTATGTGTCTATTGTGTTCTATGTACCTATGTGGTTATATTTTACTAGTAATAGTTGTTTTTGTGGCCTTCGGTAAATACCAGTTCCAGTTCGTCGTTAATAATTAAATCGCGCTTGGTATCGGTCAAATCGAAATCTCCATTTTCGAGATTTACCGGTACGGTCTTCCCATTCCACACTATCCAAATGAATTTTGAATACAGTAGATCTTGCAGCGACTCCATATCGGCAACATTGAGCCGGTTTCCCGGAAATATTGACCATTTGCGCGAACCTGTTTTGCCAGTAACGATTACCGATCGGTCGCGGGTGGTGGCTGTGCGGTCGAGTTGTTGCAGTCCTGTTTCGCCTTCGGTGCTAAGTGTTAATTTAACTGCTCCCGTAAACCAAACATCGTCGATGCCCGAAAGCGAATTGGCAAAAAACAGGAAGGTGTTATTTTCGTAGTAGTCGGAATCGATGTAAAATGTGCGCATTTCGCCAACAATTGCCAGGTTTTCCATCTGGAAAACGGTGAATGAAGCGGTATTGGTTGGTAAATCCCAAAACAAAGGATCGAGGATAAATTCATATAATCCATCAGGATCGATGGTGATGCTACGCATAGTAGCCCCTGCAGTGCCATCATCTAAAGTGTACACAATATATAAGGCCCTTGTTACCTGTACTGCTCCGGGCAATAAGTACCACAATCGTACAGGCTGATTATAGCTGATGCGTTGATTATTGGGACGGTTAGTTAAATACTTATTTCCCTGGATAAAATCCTGATAAAAATTGGTGTTTGCTTCGTTGTATTGCGACTGTCGGTCCTGACTTAATCCTCCCTTCAATATACGCATCGATACGGCTTCTTCGGGAGCCTGCCATGCCTCAATCTTTTGTCCGTAAGTTGCGCTTAGGGGATCGTCGTCGATGTACGAAGCGCCTGCCAGTATGTCGATATCGAAAGCACGTAGCGGGTGTTTTATAGCAACCGAAGCGCCATACGGAAAGGTAAAATCCCAATCGGGCGGTGCATCGAGGTATTCCTGAAAATCGAATACTGCTTTCCCCGATCCTTCGACCGGTGTATCTAATGGTCGCCAATCGCGCGAATCTTTGAACGGGCCACCGGGCACAGCGCCATCGGTACTGGTTGCCTTAAGCAATGCCCTAGGCGATTCGCCAGTAATGGCATCGTTGGTTACTTCAACTTCAACCTGGTTTCCGGAGAGCTGAACAGTACCGCCGTATATGGAAAAGTCGATCATACCGAGTTATGAATTATGAATTATAAATGATAATTTAAAAATAAGGTAGAAGGCAGAAGGTAGAAAGGACAGCTTTTTAGTTATGAGTTATAAGTTATGAGTTTGGTGGGCACGCATCACTCATAACTTATAACTCAAAACTCACAGCTATTTCTTGAATCCTCCCATTCCGGTTTGGTTAAGCAGGTCGGTAACATCGTCGAGCTGCTTTTTGAAGGGTACAATGGGGAATTGTACACCGCGTTTCATGAGGAGCCCGGCTGCGATGGTCATGTTGTTGATGGCTGCGATGAGTTCGGGATCGGTGGTTGCCAGGGATCCTGAACCAAGTTCAGGATGACTGGATGCAGATGTCGAAGCCAAACTATATCCTCCGGACTGCAAACCTCCGGAGCCCATGACGGCAGGAAGGTTAAGAGTGCTAATTGTACCATTTTCTTGTGCCAGGTTGATAACATCTAAATAAGGTTTAACCGTAGGATTCCTCTTTGCTTTTGCGTTTGCAACAAATTCGTTGGAATGAACAAAGTCAACGATCTTATCATCTGAGGCCGCAGTATCGGTGTATCCTCCTGCTTTTTTACCTTTTGATTGGGTGAATGAAGCAATGCTCTGTGCTAATACACTGGCAATGCTTATTCCTGCAGTAATTGTATTAATGGCGACCCATGGCTGACCAAACGTCATCGGGGATGCTGCAACAGCACTTGCATTTGCAATGGCTGTTTTAAATATAATCTGTCCGATAGCAGCAGCCTGCTGAAAAAGGAAGAGAGCTTTACCTAAGGCTGTTTCTTTTCCGGCAAGATCAACCAGGGCTCCAAACATTGTGTCTGTAGCACTAAAAATGGCATTTCCGATTTGTTCTCTTTTGCTTAGTTCGTCGAGTTTAATCCGAATTATTTCATCAGCAAGTTTTTTCTCTGCCTGAGCCATCTTGGTCGCATTGCCCTTCGCATCTTTTAACTCCTTTGCATATTGTGCCCTTGCTATTGCTTGCTCTGCAGCCCAACGATCCTGATCGTTTGTGGCTTTTGCCTGATCATAGATCGCATGATCCATTTGTTTTTCCAACAGACCGGCACTGTCCAGATCATTAATAGTTTTTTGATGAGCCTTCTCTTTTTCTTGAATGGTTTTGTTAATGGCATCATTCAGGGCAATATCCTGTTCTTTAAGGTCTTTCTTATCGTTTAGCTGTTTTCTTAAGCCAGCCAATTCTTCCTGCCAGCGCTGTTCCTCTTTCGCTTTTTCTTTAGCGATACCATCTTCAAGGTTTTCAATTTTGGCATTGGCCAGTTCTTTGTTCGCCTGAAGAATCAAGTCTTTTACCGTTTTTTCGGCCTGAACTTGTTTTTCGAGCGATTGCATCTGGGCTTCTTCGTATTCCTTGCTTCCGACTTTATACACATTTGCTTTATCGGAAAGGAATTTCAGTTCCTGAATAAGTAATTCGGCATTGTATTGATCTTCGGTAGTTTTACCCTCCAAAAATCTTTTTTTGATTATGCCCATTTCAGAACTGTTCGCAGCTTCCAAAGATTCCAGCCGTTTTTTCCGGGCATCATCAGTAGCTTTTTTGTCTTCTTCAATCATTGCTTTTTTATCTGCAGATAATTGTTTCTGAAGCCTGCGTGTTTCGGTCTGGAATTCAGCATCCTTATCGAGTTCTTCAGCTTTTTGCTTTTGAAGCGCCTGAAATGCTTCCTCATTTTTATCTACAAAATCAGCAAAAGCAGCATCTTTCTTGGATAACGAAGCCAGCTCTTTATCATCAACCGATAGCCATTGTTTGAGCTGAGCTTCTTTTTGAGCCATGGTCAGTTTACTATTCTGGATCTTTGATGCCAAATTCATTGTTTCAACATCAGTACGCTCACTCAGGAATCCCTTCTCGATGCTGTTCAACTCAATCTCTTTGTCCATAGCCTGCTGAGCCAATTCCATCTTTTCCCTGGTGGTCTTCATGCTATCCTTTGAAGCATTCTTAAGGGTTTCTATTTCGACTTTTAATTTAGACATTCTTATTTGGGCAGCAGCTTCCCGATCATCAATGTCATCCATGGACTTTGCATATTCCCATCCGGCTGTGGTAGCATCCTTAATTGCTGACCCGATTCCGCCAAATGCATCTTTGGCATTCGCTTTTACTCCTTCCCAATCGAAGGTCACCAGGGACCAGAGCATTTTATAATAACTCATCGCTCGGTCGATCAGGATATCCATGACATTGCCGATTGCTTTCATGGTTCCTTCCATCTTTACCGCACCGTCATCAGTACTGGTGAAAGCTTTGTAAAGTAACATCAAGCTTACTACTATGGCCGCTATGGTTGCACCAACCGGATTAGCGACTAAAGCCCAGAGAGCTTTACCCATTCCAAATATGCTTTGAATAACAGCACCAACAGGACCAGGTATCGATGTAAGGCTATTCCCGAGTTGGCCCATAAAACCACGGGTTTCGCCAATGCTCGATTTTACCAGGTTCATTTGTTTCTCGGTGGCCACCAACTCTGAATTTAGTTTTGCCCATCTTGCAGGATCAGCGCCCTGATTCATGCTGTTCAGTTCACGCCTTAAGTTTGTTGCCTGGCCACGCAATTGCTTCATGGTCATATCAGATAATCCAAGCGTTTTGCGAAGCCCGTCCATCTGACTTTGATTCGCATTGATTGTCTTCGTGTTTTCACGAACTTCTTTTGACAAAGCTTTGTATTCGTCTGATTGTTCTTTTCCAATCGCTTTCAGTCCGGCCATTGACTTCCGGAGCATATCGTTCTTATTGCTCAGCTCTGCCGTTTTCTGAGAAAGATCGACCAGTGATTTCTGTGCTTCATTGGAACCTATTTGTACTTCAGCTCCAATGATGTCCTTTTTTAAGCTCATTGTTCAAGGGGTTTTTTATAAGATTCGCGAATTGCATCAAATATGTAAGCCTGGATAGTTTCTGACAGACCGTATCGGAGGGTTCCGAAGATATAGCCATACACATATCCCCAGAGTGGGCGATTATAAACCGGTCCGTACACTTGCTTTTTATGGCCCAAAGCAGTAGTCTTCATATCAAGAAATCGGAGATCGATCAGATAATCAAATTCAAGAACAGCGCCATCGCCCATCTTTTGAACCTTGAAAGATTGAGTTCTTAATTGATCGGCAATATGCCCGGATTGACGCGTATAATACGATTCTACCCGGTTCGCTTGCTCTGTAAGAATTTTAGGCCCTGCTGTGCGTAGAACCTGGGCAGTGAATTCGGAATATAGCTGGCCGCGTATGAATTTGTCTGATATCATGAACCAATAATTGATTTACTGATTCAAAGATCGGACTGGCCATATTGTCAAGAAAGGACAAAGGAAAAGCCCCGCTGAGAGGCGAGGCTACACATTATTGATTGCGGATGATCATCCACTTGAGTTGAAATGTCATTTTACCCGGATCCGGACAATAAAGATAACCGGCATCGGTCATGGCCTGAAATATTTGTTCTTCGTTGACTTTTGCACCGGGATGAAACTGATTTAAGGCTTCAGCAATTTCGGCTGTACTTAAAAAATCGGTTGCATGCGCGATGTCGGATGCAGGAGCATACCAGGTTGAGAACTGGTCTAGGATTTCGGCAATGAATTCGATGTTTTCCATAAGGGTTGGCATAAAGACCCCGATAGCGGGTCGCCAAACCAAAAACGTAACATCAGAATATCTGCTGCTATGTAACGCTACCGGGGAAATATGTCCCGGCAGAGATATTCTAATGCTTGTATTCTTGGTTTGGCCCTGTAAAGATAGGTAATAATGTGAAAAAGAAAACCCGATTAGAAGAGGAGTTTATTTTAAATAATGCCCATAAAGTATGCAAATATGACGATTATCAGAATGACAAGACCTGAAATTAGTAAAGGTTTTATCCGATACTTCCAAATATTATTTGATAGGTCATCCATCGCTACCAATTATCTTCAGGTTTCGATTTGTTTGTTTTTCCTTCTATCTCAATAAAAATATGATTTGAAATTGCTTCGGCTTTCTCTTTTAAATCGCACCAAACTTTGTTTATGCCATTCTTGCCCATGCCTTCTGTCTTATATTCTTGTGCAGTAGTAAGTAATCCCATGTTACACCCGGCTGAATTTTTAGGTAAAACCGAATGTGCAAAATTATTAATCTCAATTTTGTACCGGCCTTCCTTAAGCTGGACTTTCACCGTGTAGTTTATAAATCCGTCATAACATAAATACATTGTCTTTCCAAAGGTATAACTTTCGGCTCCTTTGCCTATGATAATTCCGGCATCCTTATCGGACATTTGGATAACATCCTGTGCAGAATTATAATTTACGGCAAACCAATCACTAACTTCAATGAATAATTCCGTTTTACTTTTATTGGGAGTTTCGATAACTTTTGAAAAGGATAGCGGTTCTTGTGCGCTTGCTGTAGTAAAAATAATAAAAACAGGTAGATAAAATAATAGTTTTTTCATAAGGAGTGATTTTGGTTTAACATTCCGCAATTTACGGAAAAACTAAATCATATCAATCCCCGATTTCGAAAACATCATAGAGAAGCCGGTGGCATTACAAAGATCGCGTGCATACCAGGGCGAGATCCGATGTGGAAAATCGAGCTGTTTTATCCAGGGATGGTTTTTGGAGTCGGTAAGCATGATTTCGCGTACCCGGCGCGTGGTATTCAGAAGTTCGTCCTGCAGAAGTAAGGTTTCGGCCATGTCGTATTCTTCGGGCTTCAGCTTCCGGGCAATGATTATGCCCAACTCAAACTGATCGTTTTTTCGTTCCATGCCATCCTTTGAGCTACTGAGTTGGCCGTAATCCAACAGCATAAACATACCCTTTGTATCTTCAATTTCATTCTTCAGCTTGTCCTCGTTGCTTGAGAATAGGAAGTTGAGTATTTCGGGAACCTGGGAGTTTACGGCAAGGGCTGTAATTTCGGCTTTTAGGGCAGCATAGCCGGTAACTGAGGTTTTACCGGAACGGAACATGCTGCTAAGTACTCCGGCCAATAATGGAAACTTTGAGAAATATATGAATGATTCGCGAAGTAGCTGTGGATTGTTGGCTATACTCATAATGTGTTGCGTGTTTCGGGTTACAAGTTAAATGATCTGGTTGATCTTAGAGATTGAAAGTCCGGTTTGTTCGGATATTTTGTCGATTGTTAATCCCTGCCGGTGTAGTGAGGTTACATTGCTAATGAGCTCGGAATACATGATCTCGAAAAATTTAACCAGGTTGCTGTTTTCAATATCACCGTACCCGGCTTTAATCAGCGAGTGAGCGACGGATCCAAGTCCAAGGATGTTGTGTTTTGAGCGTGGAGCTTGGGGCGTGGAGCTTGGGGCGTTAAAAAGGATGGAGTATTTGGTACGGGTGATCAGGAAAGACTGGATGGCATTGAAATTAATGTAAATGGCCTTTTTTGTAGTCGTATCAAGCCAATCCAATTTTTTAGCAAACAGCACCGATTGCTGGGCATCGTAAGGATTACCATAAAGGATAGCAACCAAAAGATTGAGCAGTGATTCTTTGCCTGTTTCCTGAATTTCGTTGGCCACTGTTTGTGCATCGATGAACTGAGCGGTGGTGAGCGAAGTAATCAGGATCTTGTCGGATACTTCGAAGGTATAACCTTTCCAGGCGTGGCGACGGCGACCGATTACCGGGACCAGGTTGGCAGCAAATACAATATCGGGCATTATATTTTTATCGGCTTTTTCAGCCCAGCGAACTTCCGGCGTTTGTTCCAACTCGAATGGAAGATACCTGGAGAGCTGATCACGAACCTCCTTCTTAAGCTTCAGCAGTGATTTTTCGTTCTTGTATTTTACCTGAAGTGGAAAAATTAACTGCTGAGCAATGCGCCATATATTTTCGCACTGCTGATCAGTCTTTTTATGATCCGGATGCAGCCGAAGACTCACGCCTGAGATGAGTGCAAACAGTTTTAAGCGAAAATGGCGCAAACTAAGCTCACCGGCCATGAATAGCACAATCAGGTCTAACAAAGCGATGTATTGCTTTGTGGTTAATTCTTCCCAGCTATTTTTGAGCTGATATGTGTGGCCGTTGTTGAAAGGGATTTCGATCATGGCATGTAAAATTTATCGGTTTCGGTCAAAGTGCTTTCGGGCAGGATGTAGGTCCCGGAATTGCGTGGAATATTGTTGGCTTCTTCAATTTTTAGAAAATACATGGCAGCTTTGTTCCGAAAAAATGCTGCAGATGAATTTTTAAGATCGGTTTCGGTAATCATGCCTTTAGCAGTCCGGGAATCGGTGTCTTTTTGAATATCAGCACGGATACCAGCTGGAAGTTCGGTATAATCGAGCTGTTGACAAGCCCTTGCAAGAGTTTCATAAGTAATTGCCTTTCCAATCAGAAATTTAAGGTTCGAATCAGTAATTTCAGGAAAAGCTTTAACGCGGGATTTAATTTCGTCGTTCTGTATTTCTTCGATGATAAAAACTACGTTATTAAAGAAGTAAGCCGAATTGACAGCTCCATAATAGCGCTGAAACTCTTTTGCATTCTTAATGAACAGCGTTTGGCGAAGGGTGTATTGCTCGGTTGCGGCATAATCGGTGAAGGTGACAATCTCTGTTTCCAGGTGATTGATCAGGAAGTTTAGCTCTGTCCAGGCATTCTCAAGGTAAGTTTCAATCTGTTTTTGTTCCTGGTATCGATAAAGCTTGTTTTCGGTGTTGTTGCGTTGACCGGCTTCGAAATTGAAGTATGGAATTGCGGTAAGGTTGGCCAGCGCTCCACGCAGGAATCCAACAGCAATGCCTTCAATGGTTGTTTCATCGAATGCTTCATCGGCATAAGCATCCTTTAACAGATCGTAAGTTTCCTGACCGATCAGGTTAACCAGTTTTTGATACTGGGGCCGGTAATGAGCCTCCATATTTTCGATTTTGCCGTCGGTGGGCATTTGCGGAGCGAATTCGCGAAGCTCTGAAGTGAATTTAAAGAAATCGGTTATCATTTTTCCAGAATATTTAAGATTTTGGCCATTGTTGATTCGGCTTTATCCAGGCGTTTATTGACCTGTTCTGTCGATTTGTTTTGCTGATTTTGCAAGCGATCGTTCGGGGCTACATCTTGCTGCTGAGATGGTACGTCGGTGTATAATCCGATCCTGAAGCCTTGTTTGTACAAAGCTGGAAAATTGACGCTTATGGCTTCGTTCAATGCTGAACATGTCATTCGTTCGGCAGTTGGAAGGTTCGCGTATAAATAAATGATGTAATTGTAGTAAGCGTCGGATCCGGATTTGCTGATCACACCATCCTTTGATATGTTCGAAATGCTGGAGTCTAATCCGATCGAGCTGGTGATGACTTCATCGGCACGTTTATCGTAATCATTCAGGGCAGTGATAAATTCCCGGTATTTCATGTCAAGAGAAATGATTTCCCAACCAACGGAATCACCTTTTTCAGTTTGATACTTAAACGTTGTGAATGTTTTACCCTGATTCTTGATTCCGGATAAAAAATCGGTGAGTTTACGCATTTCGGCCTTGATATAGGCATCGACTAATCCTTCGTGGAATTCAGTCCCGACTTCGATACCATTCGGAGTTAATAAGGCTTCATTCCTGGTTGTAAGATCAGCGTTTCTATCACAATAGCCCTGAATTTTGTCAGTAATATACGATACCCACTCTTGAGGAATAATAACATGAACTTTTGCCGAAAGTGAGTTTTCGAGGTATGAGTTAATGTATTTTGGATTGCGATTGGTGGCTATCAACCATTCCTTAATTCCTTGATAAAACTTATTTGTTCCATAAATTTCGCCTGGAGTATGGTGTTTGTGATATGAAATTGCAACATCATACTGAAGCGCTTTGTTTTGGAAAAATCGTTCGTAAGTGTCTGTTTCAAAGCTTAAATTACTACCCCATTTTGCAACAACCACTTTATTAAAGTCTTTTTCTTCGTAATTTCCCGATAATAAATTAATCTTACTTGAAGATGCCAATCTACATCTATAATTCTCAACATGCTCCAATCCCGCAACCGGCATACGTCCGATTACTCTACCTGCCAAAAATCGCCATTTTGTCCAATAGTCTTCAAAATAGTAGCTGTCCTTAATTACTTTGTCGATGTATTGTTCAGGGCTATCGGATAAACCATTGCGCTGCCAGTCACCAAGCCAATTCTCTATTGTTGGATTGTTTTTCCAGTCTCTGAATAGCTTCTTGTCTTCAAATGCCTGCTGGTAAACGAATAGGCCCTTGCCGTACAATAGCTTGTATTGTTTATCGATCAGCCCGGGAAGGAACCGATTGGTTCCAAACATGACCTTAATCTCATCAGGTAGCATATTGTTTGTGCCCTTTGATAGGACTCTATTCCCATCTACATTGAGTAGTAACTGGGATGGCAGTCCGGAAGACAGATTCGTATCAAATGAATCGTACTGCTTATCGATAGCGACAGGTGTGCCTTCACCTAGCTGGAATGACATCAGTGTGCCATTGTCGTTGTAGGAGCCTAAGCTTCCATTTCTTTTATAGTCTTCCATATCAAGTCCAGTTTACTTTTCGCAATGTGTATGAATCGGATGAGAAAGCAATGAAGCGAATGAGTATGCGGTAACAGGTCTTAGGTTTGCCATCCTTATCTACAAACAGGAAGAAGTTCTCTGAATCTCGCTGGAACTGATCCTCCGGCAATTGAGTCCTAACCTTGCACTGTTCTATAACCCGGAGAGTAGCTGAAGCCTTACCCTTTGTCGAGTTGTAAGGAAAGAACATGATAGTGAATCGACCGTCCGGAAGCTTTGAAATTTCCGTTGCCAGATTGATCGCATCTATGCCTCTTATTTCTTTCATGATTCAAATGTCATCATGCAACCAAAAAGGAGAAAGGACAATTTGAAATGCAAAAACATTATTGCCTTTTCTTATCATTTTTTCCTTTTTAATCTTGAATTGCAATGAACTCAAGACTAATGGTCTGAAACCCGCACCAGGCAAGGCCTCTGTCATATTTCCGTGAAATAGGGCCTTTTGCCATGCCGATCAGGAATTTAGTGATGCGTGCTTAGGGGAAGCTGTTCAAAATCTTTTTTTCGGCTGGCTTACTATAATGTTATTGAAAATAAGGTTTTTAGATATTAGAAAACTATTTTTTTAGCTCGTTTTCGTTCATTTTTCGGTAATTATTGGCAAAAAAATAGAGTTTATGTAGAAATATTGTCAGGCATTGTTTGTTTGCGCTTAATGTTGCTGGGTAGAAAGTTTTGAAACAGACCGAACAGGCCATAAGTGAGCGCTGAAGGTAGCTGTGTTGTAAGCCCCGCCTGGTATGGAAGCGCAACTTTATCCTCACTTGTTTTGTCAAGCTCTATTTTTCCATCGTCAGTATGGCGAAGCGGTGAAAGGTGAATAGCTGACACCAAATTAGGACATTCATTTTCGCAAATCCGCACACGCGGGGTGTTTCGTTGCTCTTCGCCAAACAGAATCAGAGCTAATTTATAGTGTTCATAATAGAAAATTGTCCGCTGTTTTTCATTCTGAAGTCGAACTCGAAAGCCTAATACTTCTAGTTCCATCTTTAATTGCTTTGCATCTGTGGTGATCTTCGCCTGTATTTCGCGGCGTTTATTCCCGGCGCGGTCATAGAATAGCTCAATGCGATGGCAGCTGCTATCATCATAGAAAAAGGCATGTATCATCCGGGCAAGATCGGATTGTTGTTTGGGATGCCAGACAAAGAACTCTTTGATTATCCTTAATTCATTGGCCTTTTTATTGAACTGTCCGACTATCACACTGGAAAAGTGTCCAGGATCATACATTAAAATCAGTGGTTCCTTTGGGTTGAAGTACTTTAGATAGCCGGCTGTGAGCTTGAAAGTATCCTTTAAATCAAACTGAAGGATTGAATTGTATTTATAACTGTCTGAAAAGCAGTGCTTACTTTTCTTGAAATTGCCAAAGAACATGTTAACGATCTGCTTTGGAGCGATGTTACAAATGGCTGTAAGGAATTCATCCAGTGTCAATGAGTCAAACTGCGTTTTAAAAAAGTTCACTCCTAAGATATCCTTATTCACAAAGCTTGAGGCTGTAATGTAATACGTGCAGGCTTTGCGTTGATCCCGAACAATGGGTTCCCACATCTTGATGATATGTTCACATTTCCAGATTTCTTTCTTCAGGTTATTGATCTCAACTATGTCCTTCGATGCCCGAAGCAGCTGCTCCAGATAAAACATCCGGACCATTGCATCGTTCAAATGTTTGGCAGAAGTGGCCAGTTCGTTTATCAGATCGTTGCTCATGTTCTTTTCAAAGTCTTCAAACCAGTTGTCTTCGCCCAAATCGACGCGGGCCGTGTCGGATATACCAGTGATGCCCTGATAATATGGGCTTTTACGGTTCTGAATTGACCCACCACGTAAGCCTGGAAAGATGCGAGTCTTTACTTTTTCGCCTTTATTATGCTTCATTTCCTCGATGAATGCATGAACTCCGGAGCGACCGGCCATAGAATCAGGCTGATCGGATGCCACCAATTGGAAGTGGTGACCAGTGCGGATCACGATCGAGTGTTTTGGATAAGCCACTTCGTACAATGGTTTTTTGAAGTGTGCCGGAAGCTTTGTTGCACCAACCACATAGTCGATGCCTTCTTTAAACATGGGTTCCTGTTTTTCGCCCACCGGCTTTTTAAATCCAGCCAATATAGCCGGGACCATATTAATCATGGCAGCGGTATAGGTCTTGTGGATCAGGAACGACAGTTCGCCAGGCATGGAGAAGGCTACCCGGAGCAGGCGCGGAATAAGTATCCCTTCGGTTTTTCCTCCGGCACGGGCAATTCGAGCAATCAGAATGTTTGGATCGATGAGATTAGCGCGGATCTGCATCTTATTCATATACGAATCTTCGAGTTCTGATATCTTATTCTGGTCCATTGTTGTCGATTTCTTCAATTATTTTGGCATCTTCAATTCCGGCATCGTACAGTAACCGGCGCTTATCGCTTTTGTCAACTGGCAGTTTGGTAATCAGTTCTAAATAGAACCCGTCTGTATGTTTTCGGGCAATCTCCTTGAGGTTTTTCTTTTCGAATCCCAGCTCATCCAGTGTCATTTTATCGCTGATCAGGAAGATTGGAGGCTGCATATCCGAAAGGGAAAGCTCAGCATTAGCCTTTACCCGGTACTCCGTTGCTTTTTCGTGGAAGCGACCGGCCTCTTGAAGTTTATCCTGGGCAATGGCCAGCTTGGTAAGGTCTTCAAATTTATCGGCAGCATCGAGCAACCAGTACTTGTTGGAGACGGTACAATCTACATTGAAATATAGCTTTGAGTCATTGATCCGCTGTTTGCAGGCCATCAGTCCGAGGGTAATTCCTTGTTTGGCCTTAACACGCATTTTAAGCAACTTCGCGGCCCGGGTGATATTTCTTTCCGTCTCCCAGATTTCAACAGACCAGGTGAGCTGACTAATGATCAGCTGCAGGTCTTCCGGGATAGCCCGTGACATTCCGGTTTCAATGAAGTGTTCAATGATATCCGGATGAAGCGATTCTATTCTGGCTAAATAGTTCATATTCCAAATAATTGTTTTTTGATCGTGCTTATTTTGGTTCGTTCCTGTCGGTTATTTAGTTCTATAATGGAAAGTATATCTCCTTTTTCCGACTGTTTTGCCAATTCAGCATCAATGTTGTAGTCGCCGATGGCCACGCCTTGGTCATAGAACTGCCGGATCTGGTTTTCTTCATCCTGAAACTCTACCAGAAACCGTTGAGCATCTTCGCCAAATAGTCCAAGCATCTTGCAGATTCGTTCCGGAGAGTATTTTAATGCTCCGTAATTTCTAATTTTTATCAGGCTGCTTTGGTCCATGATAGCTGATCTTTAATTTCGTTCCACAAATACTCTTTTCCATCACGAATCAGGCGAATATTATCACAGTTTTGATAATTATAGAAACGCTTTACGTCCTGATCCACATAAACCGGATCCAGCTCCATCGCGAAGCAGGTACGGTCGGTCTGTTCACAGGCCATTATTGTCGCTCCGGATCCGGAGAAAAAGTCAGCTACAATATGACCAGGCTTCGAACTGTTTTGTACCAGGTAAGCGATCAGGCCCACTGGCTTCATGGTTGGGTGGATATCGTTCCGGGTTGGCCGGTCGTATTCAATGACTGTCGATTGTTTCCGGTCAGCATACCAGGTATGCGATCCGGTGGGTTTCCATCCATAAAGTATGGGTTCGTGTTTCCAGTGGTAATCCTGACGGCCCATTATGAAGGCTTGCTTCAACCAAATCAGACACTGAGCAAGTTTGAACTGAACATCCAGAAGCGCCTGCCTGAAATTATGCCCTTCAGTATCGGCATGGAAAATATAATAAGAAGCACCATCGTGCATTACTCGGTACATGTTTCGGTAAAAGTCAAACAGAAACTGGTAGAACTGGCCACCGGTCATGTGATCGTTTTTGATTTTAAGCGCATCCTTTGTTTTGCCCTCGTAGTTGACATTGTATGGTGGATCCGTGACAACTAAATTGGCCAGTTTTCCGACCATTAGCCGCTTAACGTCGCTCCAAATAGTGCTACTGCCACACATCAGGCGATGTTTGCCCAGCAGCCAGATATCACCCTGACGTGAGAAGATATTCGTCTCATCCAGTTCCGGAGCTTCATCTTCTTCAATTTCCGTGTAGTCTGTAGTAATCGAGGCGTGTTCTTTCTCAAATCCAAGGGTTTCATCTCCAAAATTCAGATTGAAACGCTGGAGCGTATCCATCCCGATATCGTAATGAGCGAACAACTGGGTATCTGAATTCTTTTTGGCAAACTCTGAATTGTAAGCAGCGATTTCTTCCACCGCTTCGCGTTTGTCTTTCGCCTGGATAGGTTCGTATGGGATGGGTGGAATAATAAATCCATTCTTCCGGAGGATCAGCAAGGCCGCTTTTCGCTGATGCGCATCGATGATCCATAACTTTCCGTCCGGATCCTGCCAGGCTTTGAATGCATATTTAAAACCCCGTGTGATGATGAGCATCTGGAGCTTCAGGTTCTTATCCGGATCGAAAACTTTAAAATCTTCCTGCAGCTCCTGAAATTGGTCGATTTCTGCAGTGGGTAAATTACCAAGGTTGAATACAGTTAACTCATTCATTTTTTGTTCTCCTCCAACACTTCGCGCATGATTGCTTCGCGCTCGGCATGTTTTTTAAGATTATCACGATCTTTTTCGTGTTGGTTTGGCGACCTTTTTTTATTATTAAGAAAGCTATTGTACCGGCTCACGTTGTTGGCAGTATTGGCATATTCAGCCAGAAACTCTCCCGGTTTGTCATTCAGGAGTTCCTTATATTTAAATCTGATGCTATGGTGAACGATTAGCGGGTGCCGGTTGAGCCATTTGCCAGTATCGTTAAAGTTTTGAAGTTCTTTAAATGCGAGAAGATTGCGGTTGCGAAGCTCTGCCAGATCAATTACCAGGTCTTCAGTTGGATCTTTATCAATGACCGCATCAATCGCCTTCATTTTTCGATAGGTATTGACACGGTCATTGTAGATAATTACAGCTTTTTGAACCTCTGGATTCTCCAATTTATCCCATTTAATCGAGGGATACTCTTCTTCTTTCTGAACTAAACTGGATCCGGACTGGATTCGCTTTTTTTTTCTTCCTCTAGCTGATCTTCCAGCAGCTCTTTTTCAGCTTCAGCGTCCTCCAGTTGCTCCTGCAGGTCCTCGTTTTCCGATTCCAGTTCTTCAACTTTACCTTCCAGTTCTTCTTTTTCAGCATTCATCTGATCAATTACCTGGTCAGAGTGTGATTCAGAAACTTTGGGTAAGTTCAACCGATATTCTTCCAGAATAGGGCGAAGGGTAGCCAGTTTATAGTCGGGAGCTTCAATTTTTAATCCCCTGGCTATGTTTGCAAGTTCAGGTTGTTTGACTGTTAAAAAGTCAACAGCAAGCAACTTTTCAATAAATTCAGCGGGTTTAACGAAGTCAGGGATAATTGATTCAGGTAATTTGAGAATGACTGAAACTACATCTGCCGGAAAATCTTTAATCAATTCCTTAATCTGAGCAATAATTTCAGCCTTTTCCTCTAAGGATTTGACTTTATGGACATGTGCAGCAAGTTTCCCGGTTTCTGCAGTAATATCCTTCATTTCCTCAATCGTGAGCTTCTTTACCGGAGCTGGCCTATTAGAAAGAATTTCTTCCACGCTGGCCACGTCAAGCAGCGCCCACAAAATTTCGCGCTGGGCACGTTCCTTATCAATTACTCCGGAAGTAAGTGCCGGATCGTTCGGAGATTTCTTTGCCAGCAGGCCCCGGTCTGCTTCCAGATGCTTCTCATGTTGCAACTGGGGATAGGCTTCTTTTTTTTCTGCAAAATCCATGATATTAGATTTTAATGGGTTAGTTTTCAACCGGACTAATTTCAAGCATATACTCATTTCCCAATTTAAACATATCTGCAGCTTCTTGATTTACGGTATTTAAAACCATTGTTGTTCCACCAGACATTTGATAAAATACGGAGTTTTGATCATACGGAACATGTAGTTCAATTGCTGTACAAATTGGTTTTTTTGGATCGTAATTCGCAGTTTCCTTTTTTGAATTGCATTTTACTTTTACAGTTGTTTTCATTGTATAAAATTTAAGATTTGATCAAATGTATTTTGCATTGCAAAAAAACGAAAGGACATAAAAAGCCCGGGTACTGAATAGGTGCCCGGGCTTGAATAAAACTATGTCCAAATAGTAGTAAAAAAGTTGCTTTGGCGCCTCAGCCTGTCGAAGGCTAAGCGGTCTGGATCCTGCTTTTCTCCACAAGCGTGTCCGAGTCCATTACCTGGAATATAATCTGACTTCCCGGATTAGCGGTCCACGATACTTCATCCCGAAGAATAAATGCCGTATTATCAGCAATAACAGGTGCGGTTCCATCCACTGCAGGAGCCTTAACTGTTATGTATCGGCCATGGTCAGCGGCGGCAAGTCCGCTAACAGTTGCAATGGTTGCAGCCCCGTTAGTCAGCGTATAAGTGTCAACACCATTCTGAATGGCAAGGTTTGTAAGTCCGGTTCCAATAACAACTGGTGCTGCTACGGTGAGAGATCCGGTAAGGATCATTTCTTTGCGCCAGTGCTCATTAGCAAAGGTCAATGAAATGTACTTCCCGTCCTTGTCTTTCTTCACTTCATGACTTTTCAATATCAGCGCCTTCTCATAGGTTCCAAGCTGATAGATCAAAGGATCCTCGCATTCTTTATAATTCAGGATAAACCCTTTTCCCTGGTATTCATCCAAAAAGTTAAGAGTAGCAACCGAATACCTGATAATTATTGACATGGTATTCTCAAAAGTAGAAGTAATGTCACCATGATCACCTTTAGCGCTATACTTCAAAGAATTTTCAACTCCCTCGAAAATATGCTGTACTTCTCCTGACAGTAATGGTGTGGTTCCTATTTCACGCGAGGCATTAGGCATCGGAAATGCAACCGTAGTATCAACCTGGTCACGGGCAGTAAGCCATAACTGGAAACCCAATTGATTTCCTCCGGTTTCACGGTCGTTGGGTTGCGTAATATTGCCGATGGTAGCCATCGATAACAGAATAAGCATACCCACGCCCATTTCAGTTACCGGTTTTACAGCGGCTGGATCGGAGACTATCTGGGTCGCCGAAACCGCAAAAAATAGCAGCATCGCAAAGCTGAACATCCGAAGAAGCAGCCCGAATTTGCTCTCATTTATTTTCCTGACCGAGTAGGCCAGTTGTTTTTTATTGTATTTCATATCGAAATCGAATATTAAGAGTTAAAAAAAAAGTTTGAAGACCGAAGTCCGAAGTCCGGAGTACCAAGTTTAAACTTTAGACACTCCGAACTTTAGGCACTTCGAACTTTTTTAAGTCCTTGCCTCTGGTAAAGTAGGCTGAACCAACGCATTTACGGTGCGAACACCGGCAACACAACGTTCAAGTTCGCGGAAAGCAGTACCGGCATTGTCGAGAATTACCATCAGGTAATCACCAACGGCTGTTGGAGTCCAGGCAGCAGTGAGGTTTGCAAATTTGGCAGCTTTATCGATGGTTTGTGGTTGGGTAATCCCGCCACATTCGATGATATAAACCTGACCGGCTTTCGCGTTGGTAATGTCGGTAATTTTCTTTCCGGCAGTGGTATTGTTGGTTGTCAGGAACCAGAAGTTCAGGGCAGCATTCAGCGTAACCGAATCGTCGACAATTGCCAAAGCCGGTTTGTTCGTGAAAATCTGCTGATACTCATAATTGTTGGCCAGCAATGCGGCTGCAGTGCTGAATTTTTTACCAACAAAAGCAGCGCTCATCCCTTCTTTCCAACGCGAGCGAACCAGGATATCTTCAAAGTCCTGAGTAAACTCAAGTGCAAGCATTTCGCCCGGAAGGTTTTCCAGTTGCTGAACGTTACCAGGTTTCAGTAAAGTCATGAAAGTTAATTTTTCCATGGCTGGCATCCAGTAAATCGGGATGTCGTAATCAGGAACAACGTTACTCTTCGGACCAGTAAAGTCGGTCATCAAACCGAATTTAGTCCTGACATTGGCTAACCACCATGTTTTGTGGTTTGCATTCAGTATCAGAGTGAAATCAGAAAGAATCTGATCGCCCAAAACAGCGACAACAGCATCCAGGTAAGCCTTCACGGTATCGAACATGGTTGTGCTATCGTAAGTTGCCAGCGACGCCGAGGTCATCGGCAACAGCTTATACTGGTGCATGTAACGGATCAAAGTGAAAATGAATCCGGTTGATGCATTGATTGCCAATCCTGCGGCTGCAGTTTCGGGTTTTACAGCGCAACCTAATACGCGACGTTTGGTTTGTTCCTGAACAGCTTTCAACAAAATGTTCAGTGTGTACCATTCAATCATTCCCAACTTGATGTCGCCCGAACCTTCTGTGTTCAGGTAACCCAAATAGTTGCGTTCCAAATCAACCAGCGGTGCAAACTGCAACTTGATCGATGCGTCGTCAACGTGACCACGTTCAGGTTCAATGGCTGCTGAGCCTTTGAAAACCTTACCAGCCTGCCAGCCTTGAGAAACCTCGGTGAACAGTGCGTTGATGATCAGTTCCTGATCCTGAATTCCATAACGGCGAGGGAAAATGTCGTTAACATTTTTTACAAGCAGAATTTGTGAAATCAGGTTATCCTGACGGCGAATCACAAACTGGTTGCCCATGTCGCTTCCAACAACAGTTAAATCAATGCTGGTCGATGAAAGTTTTTGTGGATCCAGTAGGTTATTCTGGTGCAAAAAGGCAAAACGGGCCTTTAGGCTTTCACCAAAAGTATTTACCTCTGCTTTAAACGAGATCTCATCCGCCGTTGTCGGACGTGAAATCTGTGCTATTGCTGCATTCACAGCAATTTTATTCCACCTTTTGTCCATTGAGAACATGGCGTGTTCAATACCGAAGGCGTGTTTATCGGTATGGGTCATTGCAAATCCTTCTACTTTCACCGTTCCTTTTTTTGGATTGTCGTTTTCGAGAGTCATGGATAACTTTTCGACTTTTTCGGAAAGATCCTTGTTTCCTTTTTCCAGACTGGCGTTTTTAGTCGCCAAATCTTTGATGGCCTGAGCCAGATCAACAGTTTTACCTTCCTTCTCAGGAGTTTCTGTTTTTTCGGTTGTTTCGCCTTCGGATTTTTCTTCCGGAGTCATTTCGGCTAACACAGCCATTGCTGCATCGAGGGCAGCAGCTTTCTGAGCTTGTTCCTGGTCTGCTTTCATATCGGCATAGAAGTCAGAGCTATGGGTTTCGTTGTAGCTGGCCACAACTTTATCCATGTCTTCCTTCGTTAGCGCCGACGCTTTGGCCTTTTCAGCCCAGCCGAGAGCAATCAAAACAGCCATAAGCTTTTCTTTGAATGTTTTCATAACGAATTGATTGATTAAAAATGATTAATAAAATGTAAAGCCTTATTCTTGTCACGTTGCTTCCCCAGGTAAGTTTGTCCTAACTGGTATGCTTCGTTCAGCGCTTCTTTAAGAGATTTTTTGCCATCGATTAACCCAAGGTCGGTGGCCTGTGCAGTAGCGAAAGTCTCGCCTCTGAAGAGCGGGTGGTCTTCAGGGAGTGATCCAGCCTTGGGTCGCGCTTTACGCACTGCGGCTTCAAATTGCTGCTGGAGGGGGTTGAGTTCTTCTTCGATGAATTGTTTTGGTTTTCCATTGGTCAAATCATTAAATTTTTTGTTTTTAAGGTCCGATTTTGTAGCATACTCCTCAATTTTTTTCAATCCCATCTTTTCGTAATAGGGCATGAAATCCAAAAATGAAACCATGGTACCGATAGAACCAAGGATTTCGTTCTGAGTAGCAGCATAAATTTTTTTAGAAGGAGAGAAAAGGTAAACGGCAGCGCTTCCACCTACACGTTCAACGATAGTTACCGATGGCTTGGTGGCCTTCATCAGGGTTTCAAAAGCAATATCCAAATACCAGGTATCGCCTCCGCCCGAATTGACATGTAAAAAGTGAGACATGATCATTGGGTTGGCTTCTGCCGCTTCAACGTCATCAACAAACTGTTTGGAAGAGAACCACCAGCTCGATTCGCCCATGATCATACCTTTAATACGGTAATAGGCTACTGCTTCATTCTCAATGTCAGCATCTGTATAATCTACGGTAAGTGGAATATTACTTTCTTCGGCCAGTTTTTTGCATACTTTTTCAGATAGCTCCTGGTAAGTTGGCATTTCATCAAAATACCAGCTTTGTTTTTCAGCCAGGAATAAGTCGGCCAAAAACTCCTGCTTTGCTTCTTCGGTGCAAAAGATTCTTCCGGATGATAGAAATCGGGATATTTCTGATAAAATTAAAGCCTTCGACATGTGGTAACATTAATGTTTAACCAAATGTGCGAAGGCTTTATTCCGTGCAAAAGGACTTTAAAAAAAAGGCTGTCCGAACCGTGTCCGTTTGCGCGGTTGGCGGGCTTTTCTGGTTTTTAAAAAACCGATTTTAAGGCAGTTCTTTTAAAATCCAGTATATCTACATCCGGAGTTGGCGTTATTGTAATCCTGACCGGATAGTCTGCACTTCCCCATAATACCGGAGTTCCATCGTCGGTGAAAAGTAAAACCATTACCGGCCTGCGGGTTACATATACAGCTCGCTGGGCATCTGTCAGCTTATCAGTTACTGCCCTAAGCGATTGTTTGTAGATAGTACCGGCACTGCCTGCATCAGGAGTATCTGTCAATACCAAATCGTTGTTGGTTGGAATATGGTCTGGTTCGTTTCCTGAATTGGTGATTAGACGCTCACCATCGAAACTATTATAGTCCGAGAGCGGAATAATCTTTAAATAATTAGCTAATGTTTTCATATTGTTTTGAGTATCAAATATTTATGAATAATAAACGTTAAAACGCTGCAAAACCGACAAGTATCGGACAAAGAATGGATAAAAATAGCTCTAAACATGACGTTATTTTCCTTGTTTTTTTCACTAATTCTTGTCGGTCCCGGTATCTTTTATACTCTCTTTCCAGCGAATTGTATTTAAACGATTCTTCCTTGATTTCCATCGTTTCGCAGAAAAGTAAAATTATTCGTCTAATTTCAGTCAAACCTGATCCTTTCATTTCCATCACAAATTCATGAAGCTCGTAATTGAATCTCGAACGGATCTTGGATGCAATGATCCGTTCTGAATTTTCGGAGATGTAATTTCGGTATTCGTTATTAACATCGTCGTAGGCCGGAAGAATGAATTCGACGTAAGAACCGGCATCGTAATTTATTTTTGGAGGAAAACGAGGCTGGCTCCGGAGCAGGTTTTTTATGAGTAATCCAAAAGCGTGTTTTTCTGAAGCAACTACCTGGCCCTGTTTATTCGCTTCAAGCACATGTTTGGTAAAATCAGCATGCATCGGGTGCATTCTCACTCGGATGGTAATTCCTGTTACTGACATATCGTTATCATCGGGTTAAAGGTTGACACTTTAAAACCGGTGAATGAAGCGGCACTAATATAAGTGTTTTATTTTTTAGTCTTGTTATACTGATTTTGCACTAAAAAAGTGTAACGGCGTAACTTCGTAACTTTTTGAAGTTAACTATTTATCAATCAAATTATTAATTGTTACAAATACCTTTTTTAAAAATGTGTCTGCCTTGAAAAAAAATTGTAACCGGATTTTTCTTTTTTTGTGGTTACGTTTTTTTTGTAACCGGCACAATTCCAAAAATCAAATTGTAACCTCATAACTCTTTAATATTCATTACTTTTTGAGTGTAGTTACAGAGTTACAATTTTTTAGTAGTAAATAAACAAAAGGTAAGGAAAAGAAAAGACCAACCCCGCAAGCAAAGGTGGATCTGAGGTCGTGACCAGGTATCTGGCCGATGCGTAACCGGGTCGTATAAGCCATGGAAATGGCCCAATTAAAATGTGTTTTGGTGTTTGCTTTGGCTGGCATAGTATGAGCCATGGGATGTTGAGAAGGTGTACCGGTAAGCCTTGATTGTAGATGCCAGGGTTTGATTAATCGGTCCGGGTATAGCGCTCCGAATGTCAATTTTCGGACCTTTGGCGTGTGATTTTGTGCTGGATAGTATTGATACCCGGACTGGAGCTTTTCTTATCGATACCGCTCCGGTACGAATTAAAACAGCCAGACCTGATGGGTCTGGCTGTGGTTGCGATGGGTTTCGCTCTATACTTTCACTACTATTGGTCGCCTGGGTACCGGATAGATGAATACTGCCAACGCATCTGACGGATTATCCGGAATAGTTTGTCCGGTTACCTGATACCACTGCCCATTCTGCTCGATGTATTGACCATTCATGATCAGGGCATATTCGTCGCTAAATAGGTAATTTTCCACCGTGGGCGCTAATTGTTCGTTGCTGATAAAAAAATCTACATTCATGGCTTACTTAATTCAAATCTCCTTATCTGTGTTACCTCCATTCTAAAGTTTCCGCCAACATCGATACATAAGCTTCCTTCAGTATGCGACCAGGTTTCAAGTTTGATCAAATCACAACGCGGATACTTCTCTTTAATATTCTGAATTTCGGCTTTAAACTCTTCAATTATTTCAGCCAGCCGCCTGTCATCGGCCACACAATTGTGATACTGGTTTGCAAATTTCTGGAATTCGGCATGTGCCCTGTTTTTTGTCGAATAGTTATATATCGACATAAAGTGTTGTTTCATCGTTTGGATTTTAATTGGTAAATAATTTTATTCTTGTAGCAATTCACTTTAAAATGTTCGTCGATATCAACGGCCAGATCCATCAGATCCAGATCGCGGGTAATCTTGCATATCCGCTCCGGAGCATCTATCAGAAATATACATCCTTCACATGCTCGTTTGGCAGGAACGATTTTAAAACCATCTGGCAATATGCTTTTCAAATCACACATAATTAACTAATTTAGAATGGCATATCTCTTTCAAAAATCAACTTCCAGTAGGTCGTTCTTTTAATTTTAACCATATCGATTCCAATAATGGACATCGTTTCCGTTTCACCGTCCGGATATAGAATAAAAATGTCTTTTACTTCAGCTATGACTTTCCCAAAAAAAACTTCAAGAGAAAACCATTCCCGGTCACCACTTTTGTATTCTACCTCTATTAGCTTTTCAGTTTTGCTGTAATCACATGGAGTGAGCCATTTTGGTAGTTTCCTTGTCCATCCTGGATGTGAAAATCTAAGACGGCCATTGCAGGTTGTAGGTTCTTTAACTAAGTGATCAATTTGTATTTTGATAAATTCAATTTTCTTTTCCATGGTTAATTTGTTTGAGATTTATTTCTACTTTTTTCAAGGTTGTACTCCCATAATCCTTTGATTGCTTCCTCCGGGATTTCGAATTTCCGGATCTTGGTATAGTCGGTATTGAATTCAACGCCTCCGCCAAAATTGTACGACCGGATGTAGAGCTTCACTGCTTCGATAAATCGCTCCCGGTTCTCTTTCTTTACCAAATTTGCGATTGTAAACGACTTATCTGTTTCAGCCTTATCCAGAAATTCAAAAACCGATTCGGTGTATTCGTCTCCTGTTCTCATAATCAAAATGGTTTATCCTCTTCAGAAACATTGGTAAAGTCAGAATCATCAGAAAGATCCTGTGGATTAACCAGATCGTGCTTGGTTTGCACGTAAATCATGTCTTCTGTAACACCATTAACCTTCTTACTGATGCGTTTCTGGCTGTTTTGGTAGGCTTTCGGGTTGAATGTAAATCCATAATAACGACACCAGCACTTCATGGACTTTGTAAATTTATTGGTGGTCCATGCTGTGTTTTTCGTTTTGTCCTGAAAGTTTTTTAGTGCGATGTCTTTTGCAATCATGGTGTCAATGTTCGATCCTTCCAAATCAAAGTAAGCATCGGCCCAATCTTTGAATGGTTGTGTCATTTCTGCAAGCATGTTCCGGAGGGTTACATTTCCCATTGGTGGATTTATCTTCCGGGGTGAGGGGACGGACAGGTAAAACCGGATGCACTGCGCGAAGAAGTTAAAATCGGCATTCCATTCAGCTTCGCTGTAATCGTATCCATACAGATCCTTGCCAAAATCGTCGCGTATGCCTCGTGTCTCTAGGTAATCGTTACTATCGCTCTGTTGGTGATAGTAGTCCGAAAATACATTGTAGAGCAAACGCGCCTCGAGCGATGGATCCAGATTGCGCTGGGCATGGTTGGAGGTAAATACAAACTTGGGAGCTTTCTCGAACGGGATCTCGTACGACTGGTTGTTCTTCGGGTTTACGATCAACTCACCGGTGATGGAGTCAAAGAAGAATTTATAATTCAGGTATTGATCGGCATCATCAACCAGGATGTAATCGGTATGCTCAGTAACCCGGTCGTACAAGTGAGGATTGTCCGTCAGTTTCGGGTTGCGTCCGGAGAGCGTTACCGACTTCATGAATGGGCGCAGCGCTTTGTATCCTGCTGACTTTCCGGAGCGGCCATTCGATTCGCCATCTTCTCCAATTACATTGTCCATCGCGAACACGCACCAGGCTTTCGATTGCGTTTTGTGCCGGTGCAGCACATATCCGATCGAAAATATCTTATTAATCAGGTGCAGCTTTTGTTCCATAATTTCTTCAGCCGAAAGCCTTGGTCCATCGATGCTGAACTTGTAATTTTTGCGGTATTCTTCCTGTTCTTTCTCCGGAAGTTCCTCCAATCCTTTCTCCAGCTCTTTGCGCCAGTGAATCCGCGATCCGTTAATCAGGAAGGATAAGTATTTGGAGTTCGTGTTGAATATTTCGATATCATAACCCACCACCGGCTTCTCGGTAATCTTGAAAAAATCGTCGATTTTCTTGACGTTGTGCGTGATCACTTCATCCTCCCAAACATAGCGGTCAATTTCACCCGGACGGCTCTCTGTAATGTCGCTGGAGGTGACTTTCCACGTTTTATTCTGGAAAAACAGGTATTGCGCGTCGTGATCGTAGTCGGTAAAGTCGATATCAATCTGCCTGAGTCCGGTTAAAGTTCCTTCGCCAAGCCGGTTGGTATTCAGAAGCAGCTCGAGTATTTCATTGCTCAGGTATTTCTCCTCGCAGAAACCGATCAGGAACGATTTGATATCTTTTGTCTGAACTTCCTTGACTATATTCCCTTTAACCTGGACAAACATTTGCCCGGTTTTTGAGTTCTTATTTTCGATCTGGAAGAAACCGTTCGATTGCAGGAAAAACCGGGTATTTGAGCTGCTTAGATTGTATTTTGCGCCGTTTTTACCCTGACTCTGTGTCCAGAACCGGAGCGGCTTGGCCACGTTGATCAGCTTTTTGAAGTCCCAATCGGTCGGATAGATCTCGATATAGTCTAAGAAGTCTTTGCGCGACCGGCCACGGGGATCCTTGAATTTTTTAAGGTTATCGGGCAACCAGATAAAATGGATATCCATGTATTCCATCCCCAATTTCACCGATGCCCGGACGCCGGTTTCATCGATATCCGGAAGAATATACAGCTTTTCGACACATCGGGTTATCGCCTTATAATCTTTTCCGGATAAGTTGGCCGTTTCGGAATTAAACCAGATTGGATAATAACCATAACCGGCAACGTTCAAGGCATCGCGCTCTCCGGAACAAATAATTGCTTCATCCAGTTTGTCAATTTCCTTTCCGCCCTCTTCATCTTCCGCCATTTCCTTCAATTGCCTGGTCTTGAAATCTTCGTAAGCCTTATTAAGCTGCAGTAGGCCATTGATGTAATCTTTTGGTTTGTTGCCCACGTATCTGAAGCGGTATTGCTTCTCCGGATTGAGCGGCTGGTAAATCTTTTTGAAATCGCCATGGTCGAACATGAAAATCGGATAGCGCTCGTTGGATCCGGTAACCAGGGCTTCACGGTTTTTAATGTAGGTAAATGAATTTAGCGAAAATACGTTATACCGCTTGCAAATTTCTATGGTTACTTTGGGACCAAGTACCTTTAGCTCCGCATCGGTAATCTGTTCTTTCACGTTGAAAGAATAAGATCCTTCAGCCTCTTCAGGAGTAGCCGGTCGTTTGTCGAAATCGGGTTTATTCAGTTCCGATTTAATACCACCCACGCCGTACCGATCGGCTAACATCACCAGAGCTTCACGGAAGGTAATTGATTCTTCCTTCATACAGATCTGGATCCCATTGCGCGGGGTTTGGTCGCCTCCGAAATCGGTGACTACTGATACACCATCTCTTAGTAGTTTGAGCGCAGCTGAAGGGGTTTTTTCGTCGCCACGTATTTTGAAGCGTTTTTCTGCAGTTTCCTGCGCTGCTTTTGCCTGAGGATAATAATGAAATATGATATCGAGTCCACCTGATGTTGCGTCTAATATCTCTTGCTGTTCGATAAATGCCATTAGTTACAGAGTTACAAGGTTACGGTTGAGAAGCGTTGAATTGGTGATCTGATCAATTATCCTGGCTCTGTAAGTTCCGGATGTAGATGGCCAAATATACGTTCGTATTCTTTGAAATAATCTGTAATTGAGTCAAGTCTGATAAAATCGAATCTTGCAGTAATACTAGATCCTTCAGAAAATTTGAATTTATCAGAATCAACTATAAAAATCATTTTAGGTTTTGGTATATCAAAAAACGAAGGATTACCCTTTTTGAAATACATAATCGTCCTGCCGGAAAACTCCGCCATCGCTTGTAATATAGATTTTTCAGGTATGTCGTCAATAACGATCAATTCCGTTTCTTCGGTTAATTCCTGAAGACGAAAATTTGAACGCGACTTAAAATAACTGCGCCCAGATATCCATAATGTATTTTTACTTTCAGCTATGTCTTTTGCAAGTCTGCTTTTTCCTGACCGTGCAGGTCCGTGAATGATGGTAATTTTTTCCATTGTTAAGTTTTTAGAAAAATTTTAATTGTTGAGTCTTTTCCTTTGCCAGCTTTGCCTTTATTGGCGAAAGCGAATAGATCTCATAATCGCAAACAACCGACAGGTTATTGCTCATTACAAGCCGGTATTCAATCAATCCTTCGTTATTCTTTACCCTGGAGGCTGACACGGGTTTTGCCGTTTCTATCTTCTCGTAAACAAGCGGTTCGCTCAGGTATAGCAGCATCAGGAAGTTTTCGACAGCAAGTGTAAACAGTCGCATATCCAAATGTTTGCGCTCAATTTCATCGAGCCTGATGTTTTCAAAATCTTCCAGATAATCTGTGATATCAGGAATGTTGCTGTACTTTTTAGGGATCAGCTTCAGTGGCCGGTCGTTGTGGTGTATGATCATGATTTTAAATTGTTAGGTAAATAAGTATCTGTCATTTTCTTCAACTATCGTTGTGGTGAAAGGGAATCCAGTTACAGGAATTTGCTTAATGACTTCAATCAAGCCGGTTGATCCGGTGAAAACAATATGCTTACGGCTGTCAAATGAAATTTGCAAACACAAACACTTTCCGGATCCTTTCTCTTTAAATACTTTAGAGTCCTCAATTTTGAAATGATGGACCACAATTTCCCGATTCAGTATTCTTGACATCTTTATTTTATCACCTTCAAAAGCCTGGCTTTCGACTTTGATGTTGAATTGGCTGAATGTATTCATGCGAGTAGTTTTTTGAGAAGGTTTTTACTGTCGCAATGTGAGGCCCATCCGTTGTATGATGCTATTGATTTTATATTCCGGTTCTTTACCAGCATCCGGGCAAAGTTCTGTTTAATGCTCTTCCGGAGTAGGACATGCGTGTGCCGGAACACATAGCCAACAAAGTCGATTCCCCGCACATCAACCGGAAATACCTGGTAGTTTCCTTTGATCGTTAGTTTCAGCCGGTCATTTAAATAGGTTCTGATTTCGGCAAATAACTGGTGTAAATAAGGCTTGGATCCAGAGAGAATTACAAGGTCATCAGCGTAACGGAAATAATACTTTACACCTTTTACTTCTTTCATCCAGTGGTCAAAGTAGCTCAGATAGAAATTTGCAAAATACTGGCTTAGGTAATTGCCGATCGGAAGGCCGGCAGTGCTGTCAATAATCTCATCGAGTAACCACAGCAGATCCTTATCCTTTATTTTTCGGCGGAGCAGCTGCTTGAGTACTGTGTGATCAACATTCGGATAAAACTTCTTTATATCGAGCTTCAGGCAGTATTGAGTTCCGGGAACATCTTTTAGCGCAAGTTTCACCGCATTGGCAGCAGCATGAATGCCTTTCCCTTTGATACACGAATAAGTATCAGCCGTAAATGTTGATACAAATATGGGCTCCAGAACGTTCATCACCGCGTGATGGGTGATGCGGTCAGGATAATAAGGCAACCGGAAGATCAGGCGCTCTTTGGGTTCAAAGATGGTGAACGTGGTATATTCAGACGTTTTATAGGTTTTATCCTTCAGTATTTCATGCAGCTTTTGAATGTTTTCTTCCCGGTTCCGGTCGTGATTGATTACTCCGGGCTGTTTCGATTTCCCTTTTCGGGCAATAGCATCAGCCAACTGGAGGTTTTCAATGCTGTATATTTTCTCGTATAGATTATTGATCCGTTTCATGCCTTTGCTTTTATTTGGTCGCTTTCGTTTTGGCTACCAGCGCCCATTGAAAATGATTTGTTTTTTGCACTGTTGGCAAGGTCTACGCTGCCAGTTTCGCATAGGTGAGAGCTGACATTCGTATTCGTGTTATCGTAGTTGTAATTCGAGTTCGAAAAACTGAAACTGGAAGACAGAACTAACAGCAACGCAGCGTACAACCTTTCTTATATTTTACTCCGGATAGAGGAAGTATTCCTGGTATTCGTTCTGGAACTGTTCTGCTATATACTCAGCCTTCTCTGAGGTATCAGTGCAAAGGCGAGAGCCGACACCCGTATTCGTGTGAACGAAGTCGAAATCCGAGAACGAAAAACCGAAACCGGAAGACAGAACCCCATACCAGGGATAGTATTTCCATTGCGATGATTTACTCCAGTCTGGACGCCATCCGTTGTTTATCGCTCGGAAAATGATCATCAGTTTGTAAGCATTGACGATTGGCTTACGGAGATCTTCCGGGATCATCGATACATCGGGCAGCGCTGTTGGATCAATACCTTCTTTTGCACAAGCATCTTCAAAGGTTTTGATTGTTCTAAAATCAAAACCTGGTTTTTTTTCTGTTGATTTTTTGGCCATGATTTTTACTTTTTAATGGTTATAAATTGTTCGTACAGATCAATGAATTGTGTGGCTGCATATTTGCATTTCTCCTCACTCTCAAAGCAAAGGCGAGAGCCGACAGCCGCAAGCGTGCCATCGCAGTCGTAATGCGAGAGCGAAAAACTGAAACCGGAAGACAGCTTGAAGTATGGCCAGTATTTGTACTGATTGGAATTATCCCAATCGGGAGTCCAGTCGCCATTAATTGCCTTAACAACCATTTTTAACATGCGGTAAGCCCATTCGTCCTGAGACTCCGGATCCTGCATTCTTAAATATCCCGTAGTATGGCCAGTTGCTTCAGCTGCATCTTCGAGTGTTTTAATTTCATCGAAGTTTTTCTTCTTGAAATAATCACTTCCGAAGGTTGCTGTTAATACTTTCCTGAACCAGTCTGGTGATTCTGGATAGAGTTCTTTTGCTGTTTTTTTGTCAAGTTTTAATTCCATGTTTTTAAGTTGTTTTTATTATTGATTATTGACTAACTTTTTATTTGGCTAATATTCAATTGCTTTTTTGTAGCTGCAGCTTCGGTATAGGTTCCATACATCAATTTCTGGTATAATGATGAGTTCAGTAATAGGTCGGTTTCAATTAATTCTTCCTTCGAGCAATTGCGAAGAAATTGTTCCGGAGTAACCTCCAGCGTAAACATTTTATTGAGTATGGGCATCAATCAGATCTTGATTTTTTCTTTAATCCTTCGCTCATTTACCGTCAGGTGAATAGGCTTTCCATTGTTCTGTCGGTCGAGCTGTACCCGGTACTGGTGAGAGCATTTGTTTTTGCTTAACCATGTTGTGTTTACATTTATAATGCGGCCTTTTTCAACCGGTTTTTCAAGTTCGTGGGAGCGGTAATTCTCGACTTTAACGCGATCTCCTGGGAATGCAATTGGAAGTTTTAGTGTCATTGGTTTTGAAGGGTTAAAAATTCGTTCATTAATTTTTTGAATCCAGGATAGCTTTCGTTTGGGATCAGGATTTTTATTTTGTCCCGATTACGATCAAAAAAGCTTCTCATTTTCTCATCCGAATCGTATTTGTAATAATTCAGGTATCTGGATAAATGCTCTCTGGCTTGCCGTACTGATGCCTGATCTATGCGCCGATAACCTTTCTTCTCGATCTTGTTTTGAATGTGGATCAGCTTCAGGATATATCGTTTGGCATCGGAGGCATACATGGCTCAGTTGTTTTGAGGATTTAAAAGCACATCGATCATTTCAACGCCTTTATCTCTCGACAACTGCACGCATTTGAGTTCGTTGGCTGCGAACAGTATTTGTTGCTCTAGTTGTGGATCTGTCATAGCTGCTTCAGCGAGAGTCTGCCCGAAGTGCTTCATTTCGCCGGTAAAAGCGATTACCTGGAAAGGCCCGACTGGATATTTTATCAGATGTTTCATGACCGGGCGCTTACGAGTTCCTGATCAATCTTCTGAAACATTGCAACAACCAGTTTGCGCGGTTCTTTAAATGCTTCAGCATCCTTTAGTGAATGGTCTTTCAGTGTGACCAGGCTACTTTGAATTAGTTCAAGCTCATCAATCGTGAGATCTTGCAAAGCAAACCGAGCTTGTTTTGGATCTGGGTGAGGTGTTACATTTTCGACATACATAGTTGTTTGTTTTTGGCGTGGGGACGCTGGTTGTTAAAAAAAAGGTGATAATCGGGGCACCGCAGGGATTCTACCCCGATTTTACTTCATTCACCGTGTAGCGGAGAAGGGACTTGAACCCCCGACCTCGGGGTTATGAGCCCCGCGAGCTACCAACTGCTCTACTCCGCAAAGTGCCCCGGAGAATAACCAAACTATCCGGGGCGGGCGTTAATTAAATTAGAATGCGTGAACACAGGCCGTTTTCGAGTAGCAGCGGCCAGTACTGCTTTATCAATCAAGTTCAAATTTTTTCGATTACAACTAATCGGTAATTCTTTTCCATGTCACCAAACGGAAGGCTTCCAGCGAGAGTAATTAATCTTCCTTCCGGATTCCATTCTGCAGATACTATTCCATCTTCAAGGATACAATCATGCGTAAGGTGTTCTTTCTTGAAATCAATTGTTCCTACATACTTCAGCAGGTGACCTTTCAGTTCTAGAACTTTACTTTCGATGGTGTGCGCAGCCCCACGAACTGTTTGTGCTTTTTCGATCAAATCGTTGTTTTTCATTTTATTGGGTTTAAATTGTTCCTTGTTTATGCATCCAGAGGGCAATCTCGATGCGGTTATTACAGTGTAGTTTTTCGCGTATGCGTTCGATGTGTGTGCGGAGGGTGGGGATCTTGATTCCGAGCTGGTCGGCAATCTCTTTATCGAGCCTTCCGGAGGCAATTAATATGGCTACCTGAAACTCGCGCCTGGCTAAACTTCCTCCGGGTCCTTCGGGAGCACAGCAAACCACACCGTATCCGGGACAAGTTTCAATTTCGTCGCACACAGGCATGTCCGGAGTGGTTTTTCCACGTTTCAGGTCGGGTATATGGTTTAGGGCGCCATAACGGCAAGCCACGTAAGTTTCTTCCATGCGATCGGCTTCGGTAATACACATGCTTTCGCGCAAACATTTACACGCCTTTCGGTTTACAATCAATTCGGCCTGATACACTTCGCGGATATGGTCGGGCAAATCGAGGTAATTAACGGTTTTGCCGTTGTAAATAGCCCGGGCCGTATTCTTGTGGCGGTAAATTTCGAGGTTGTTGTCTTCTAAACCTGCCGGAATGTTGACTATCATAGCTCGCTGATTTTGAGTTTTTGCTCGGCCAAATATTGTTTATGAGCAGCAGCCAGTTCAATGGCTGCATCGATAATAGATATGCTGTTTTTTTCGCCACGGAAAACCTGATCGATATATCCGCTTGTTACATCGAATTGAGTGGCCAGTGTGTGACGGTACTTTGGCGGCATCGATTTGCGGAGCTTTTGTAGGTCTTTTTTCGTCATTGTGTTAACGTATTTATTTAGTATTGTTTTTGTATTATATTAGTGGTGTGTTGGTGGTGTCAAATATACAGTTGTTTTCTGTAATTACAAATATTTACTGTAATTTCTTGCAAATATTTTTAAAATGAATTACATATCATTGAATATTAAATACTTGTTTGATAAACAAAATTTGTCAGAAGAGAATTTTGGAAAACAATTTGGATTAGGTAGGGGGGCTATTCAGTCTTATATGATACAGAAGGCTACACCTAAAATTGAAACAATACAGAAAATGACTGTAATGTATGGATTGACAATTGATGAATTTGTGAACTCAGATATAAGTAAGCTCATTAAATCAGAACCAGAGACGAAAAAACTTGGATTCAAAGACAGAATTCTAACCGTACAGGAGCCTTTAGTTGAGCTTTATTTATGCCCTGAATGTGTGAATAAGAAAAGAGTAATAGATGCGCAGGTTGAAACAATAGCCTCGCTGAAGGAGCAAATAAAATTACTTGAGTTTTGTCTGGGGAAGAACCAGCGAAATGGCTCAGAGTAGTACATAGAAAAAGAGCCATTTCTGAAGACCAGATGAAGATTGTGTTTGAAAATTAACTATTAAATAGAACCCAATGAACAAACAGCAAGAATTAGAAAGAGAAATTTTTGAATCGCTTGGACAAGGATATGCCAGCAACTCGGTGATAACTATTAAGGCACTCGAAATGGCGTGCTTAATTCTTGACCACAAATTTGGTAAGGACTTTTCAAAAACACATCCTGAACTGGCAGTTTCGATGACTGAGACATTAATGAAAAACGTTCGACTAAACGATTTTCAATCTACCATTAAAAATGGAATAGGTGAGTATCTCGATGCCCTTCGCATTGTAATACTTGAGAAGGATTGCAATATAAAAGGATATTTGTCAGTGGAGATTCCAGGTGAAATAAAAATTGACAACTGACATACACATTATATAATAGGTACACATCCAAATACCAAACAAAACTCGAACATACACATAATACGAATTTTGAAATCGTCAGGATTAGGGGGTTAGAGGGGTTTAGAATCTCCCGCCAGCTCCACGAAGATGATTTGTAAGTTAATAAAAACGAGCGCATTATATGTGTTCGTTTTTATTTTGGTCAATTTGGATCAAATGATTTTCGTTGGAGATAGAATGGAGATAGGTTTAGCT